GAATTGGCTGACACGGCTACTCAAACAAGAGCAAGGTTAAATCTAATTACCGGTGATTTAGAAAAGACTAAGGATCTGCAGGATGCGATAATGGAATCGGCTAACCGTTCAAGAGCAGCGTATCAGTCTACAGCAGATGCAGTAGCTAAAATGGGGCTTATGGCTAAGGACGCTTTTAGCAGTATAGACGCAAACGGTTATAAGACCTTGAATACAGGTGAACTTGTTGCTTTTACGGAACTTTTGAATAAACAATTCGTAATAGCCGGAGCATCTGCACAAGGAATGGATTCTGCAATGACACAGCTTACACAAGCTATGGCATCAGGTGTGTTAAGAGGTGATGAGCTCAATTCTATATTTGAGCAAGCGCCAACTATCATAGAAACTATAGCGAATCATTTAGGTGTTGAAATAGGTCAGATAAGACAGTTAGCACAAGAGGGCAAGATTACAGCAGATGTAGTTAAAAGTGCAATGCTGTCATCGGCAGATGAAATAAACTCAAAGTTTGAGTCTATGCCTTACACATATGCTCAAGTGGGCACTATGCTACAAAATATTCTTATGGATACTTTCGAACCGGTCATACAACTAATTGGTCAGGGGGCACAATGGATAGTTGATAACTGGAGTAATATAGAGCCTATTTTGGCAGGTGTAGCGATAGGTATACTTTATGCCGCTACTGCATGGGGAATATATACAGCTGTGACATGGCTGAGTGTAGCAGCAAATCAAGCACTTCTGGTAAGTATGTTATCTAATCCATTTTTATGGATCGCAGTATCGGTTGCAGTTGTGGTTGCTGCAATATATAAATTCATTCAGTCGGTAGGCGGAATGAAAAATGCTTGGACATTGGCTCAGATGGCTATTGGAGTAGGTATTGCTGCTTTAAAATTAGCTTTTATGACAGGGGTTTATGCGATTATAAATCTTGCCGGTAATTTGTCTCTATGTTGGCAAAAAACAGGTGTTGCTATTTCAAATTTCATTGGTCAGATGAAAGTTAACGTGCTTACAGGCATTCAAAATATGGTAAACGGTGCAATTGATATAATAAACGGATTCATAAGTGCACTAAATACAATACCCGGAGTCAGCCTTGAGGCTATTGCAAAAGTATCTTTTGCAGCAACAGCACAAGCAGATTTTGAAGCTCAAAAAACTGCAAATGCGAATTCATTAGCAACAGCACAAGCCGAGCTTGATGCAAACAAACAATCAAGATCAGCTGAGCTTTCAAATTTAAGAAGCGATATGAATGGCAAACTTTCCGAACTAAAAGGAAAATACCAGGAATTCAAGGCTGAAAAAATGGCAATAAGCAACGGAGACGGTATAGATTCTTTAGGATTTGAGACAGGTGCAGGAGCAGAGGTTGCGGATAATGTAGGAAAAACAGCAGGTAATACAGCGGCGGCGGCAGGAGCATTGGCTGATACAAAAGAAAATCTTGAGTATTTAAGAGACATTGCAGAACAAGAGGCTATTAATAGATTTACTACAGCTGAAATAAAAATAGATTATTCGGGAATGACTAATCAGATCAGTTCTAATATGGATCTTGATAATGTAATAGATGGTCTTACAGTAAGGTTTGTAGAAGCAGTTCAAATGAGTGCAGAGGGGGTGCATAGATAATGTATAAGTTCTTTTTAGGCGGTACACTATTTCCGGTCACTCCATCGAAACTTACAATAAAAACAAAGAATACAAATAAGACTGTTACTCTTGTCAATGAGGGTGATGTAAATATGTTAAAAGCCCCAGGACTTAAGGAGATAAGTTTTGAGTTGCTACTACCCTCCCAAGAGTATGACTTTTTAGCAACAAGTAGCTTTAAGAAACCTAAGAGATACTTAAACAAATTAAATCTTCTGAAAATAAATAAAAAGCCATTTCAGTTTATTGTTAAAAGACCGGGAAGCTTTAAGACGAATTTGAAAGTGACTTTAGAAGATCTTACGATCACTGAGGATGCTAAAGAAGGTTTAGATGTAAAGGTTAGTGTAACTTTAAAAGAATATAGGCATTACGGTACTAAAAAAGTTGTATTTTTGCCCCCTGCTACCACAACAAAGCCGGAAGAGAAAAAAGAAGAAGCACAAGTAACAGAAAATAGGGATACGAGTACGGCTCCTGCCCCTAAAACTCATGTAGTTAAAAGAGGAGATACACTTTGGGGACTTTCAAAAAGATATTACGGAAATGGGGCTCTTTATCCGAGGATTGTAGCGGCGAATCCAAGAATAAAGAACCCTAATTTAATTATAGACGGTTGGGAGCTGATAATACCATGACAGTAAAGATAATGATTAGCGATGGTAAAACAGCATATATACCTTCATTAAAGGAAAGCGTTCAGCTGGATCTTGAGAGAAAAGGAAGTCCGGGCAAACTTAAGTTTACATATTTTGATGACGGCAACATAAAGACAGAAGAAGGTAATCAGGTAAAGCTTACAGTAGATGGTGTTGATATATTTTTTGGTTTTTTATTCAGCAAGAAGATATCAAGTAAGGACAGGAAGTTTGTTGAATGTACGGCTTATGACCAACTAAGATACCTAAAAAACAAGGACACTTACTCATATAAAGACTTAGAAGCAGGAGAAGTCATTAGGGTTATTGCTGAAGATTTTAGGTTAAATGTAGGAAACTTGGAGCAGACAGGTTATAAGATACCTTATCGTGAAGAACAAAATAAAACGCTTTTTGATATTATACAGACTGCTATTGACGAAACATTGCAAAATACAGGCAAGCTTTATGTATTTTATGATGATGTGGGAAAGCTTACTCTTAAGCACATTGAAAGCATGAAGCTTGATCTACTTATAAGCGCAAATACGGCTCAGGGCTACGAGTATAACAGTTCTATTGATAATAAAACATACAACCAGGTAAAAGTGGAGTATAAAAATACCGCTAACAAGTCTAATGATATATTCTTAGTGAAGAGTAGTGAAAATATCAATAAATGGGGTGTCTTACAGCTTAATGAAACTGTAGAAAACAAAGAATCCGGTGCAGGTAAAGCTGAAGCATTGCTTAAATACTATAATAAGGTGTCTAAAACGTTAAGTATTAAGGATGCATTTGGAGATATAAGGGTAAGAGCCGGATCATCTGTAGTAGTCATGCTTGAAATAGAAGACAGTAAGATATCCAACTATATGGTAGTTGAACAAGTAACACATACATTTAAGAATGATGAGCATTTAATGTCAATGAAACTGAGAGGGGGATCATTTAGTGTATAACCTAGTGGAAGCAGTTAAACAAGCTGCAGTTGAAGCAATAAATAATCAAGACCCTATGAGTTTTAGGTTTGGCAAGGTGATTAAGGTAGAGCCGATCGAGATATGGATAGATCAAAAACTGACGGTACCTGAACAAGCTCTGATTTTAACAAGTCAAGTAAGTAATTATTCTGTTGAAGTAGACGGATTAGAGGGTGGTAAAAGGAATTTAACTTTTAATCAAAAGCTGAAAGTTGGGGAAAAGGTCATACTTATAAGAGTTGATGGTGGACAAAAGTACATAGTTTTAGATAGAGCGAGGTAGAGATATGTTGCCGGTAATAAATAACAGTATTTTGAAAGTAGAAGAAAAAACATACCCAAGCAATACTTTTTCTATAGATTTTATTTCCAATAAGATAACAGGCTTTGTAGATGAAAAAGAAGCAATAAAACAGGCTATATTTCTTATATTAAATACCGAGAGGTATAAGTTTTTAATTTACTCATGGAATTACGGTGTAGAGTTAGAAGAACTCATAGGAACTCATCCGGATATAGTAGAGGACGAGTGCGAAAGGCTTATCAGTGAAGCTTTGCTCCAAGATGATAGGATAAAGGCTGTATATGATTTTGATTTTAAAAGAGTAAAGGACGCTATCAGAGTTACTTTTAAAGTAGATACTGTATTTGGGGAGATTGAAGCGGAAACGGAGGTAAGTTTGTAGTGTTTGAAGAACATACTTATGAAAATATATTAAATAGAGTCCTTGCAAGAGTTGATAACAGTATTGATAAGAGAGAGGGCTCTGTTATTTATTCTGCTGTAGCTCCGGTATGTGCAGAGCTCGCACAAGCATATATTGCGCTTAATAACTTGATGGATTGTACATTTGCAGATACGGCACCAAGGGAGTATATGATAAAGCGTGCAGCTGAAAGAGGGCTAGTACCTAATCCGGCTACTTTAGCAAAGGCTATAGCAGTATTCAATATAGATGTGGATATCGGCAGCAGGTTTTCAAGTGAAAAATTCAACTGGATCGTAAGTAAGAAGATAAGCGCAGGTAGGTTTTATATAACATGTGAAACTTCCGGAGCAGCTCCTAATGGAGAAAGAGGAAGCTTAATACCAATTGAATATATAAACGGTCTTGAAACCGCTCAAATAGAGAATATAGAAATCTATGGGGAAGATGAAGAGGATACAGAAGTTTTTAGGCAAAGATACTTTTCATCTTTTGAAAGTCAAGCTTTTGGGGGCAATAAAAAAGATTATTATCAAAAAGTTACTACTGTAGAAGGTGTAGGCGGATGTAAGGTTTATAGGTCGGTTAATTCTGAAGGAGTTGAGACAGGGGCTAATGTGTTATTGGTTATAACTAATTCTGAGCATGGCGTGGCAAACAATACACTTGTATCTAAAGTACAAGAACTTATTGATCCTTTTCAGAATCAAGCCGGTGATGGACTTGCCCCTATAGGGCACATTTGTCATGTGAAAGCTGCAGACGGAACAAGTATCAATATAGATGCAAATATTGTTTATGATACAGGATTTAGCTTTCAAGCTTTACAATCACATATTACGAAAGCAGTAGATGAGTATTTACATCAATTAAATCTGACATGGGATAAGAATGACAGCTTAGTTGTTAGAATATCCAATATAGAGAGCCGAATACTTGCGATAGAGGGTGTAAAAGATATATCAGATACCAAATTAAACGGAACAGCTTTAAATGTCGTACTTGATAAGAATGCTATAGCTGTAAGAGGTAGGATAAATGGATAGAAAATTAATCAATTACTTGCCTGACATTCTTAAAAATATAGAAGAATTTGATCAGCTCATGCAATCAGAGCAGCCGGAAGTAGAATGGTTATGGAGTGAGGCTGATAAGTATATAGACAACAGCTTTGTTCTCACTCAAGACGAGTCTACAGCTAGTAGGTGGGAAAGAATACTGCATATAACAAGTAAAGATACCGATGAGCTTGATGTAAGAAATTTTAGGATCTTATCAGTTATGCAAGGTAAGTTACCCTATACTTTCAGGGTTCTGTACAAAAACCTACTTGCAATGGTGAAGAATGAGAAAGACTTTAAGTTAGAGATCGATAACGACAAATACTCTGTAAAAATAACAGTTGCCCTGTCATCAAGTGAACTAAAAGAAGAAATAGAAAAGCTTGCGGATAGGATAGTGCCTGCTAATATGCTTTTATCAGTATCACTTTGGTACACAACACACAGAATGCTTGAAAAGAAGACTTATGGTAGCTTGGAAACTTACGCTCATGAGGAGCTGACAAGGCTTGATTTAAGGTAGGTGAATATGAGAAAAACAGAAAAACTAAAATTAAATATGCCGGATAGGTCTGACAATTATAATGTGGAAGATTTTAATACTAATTTTGAATTACTAGATAAAGCTATAACAGAAGATAAAAGCTTTTTAATTGAAAAGGTTTTGAGAGAATTAACAGTATCTCTAAATGTTGATAACTGGTTGCCGGTAAATGGGATGTGGCAACAGACTTTAACACTAAGTGATATCAAAGCAACAGATAACCCTATTGTATTTAGTACTTTAAATGAAACAAGTCTTTATCAGAACATAAAAGCTTATAATAAAAATTTTTCTTACCTA